ATTTAATTAACCTTTATTGGAGATAAAATCTCATGACTTGGTCCCCTACAACCCCTGTTACAGGTGGTGCTCAGACCGGTTTCACTGCTCCAACGTATACGTTGTCAGTGGACACGGCCCCCGATATTAACGGAAAACAGCATGCTGTTACCGCTTTAGGCGGTACTCAGGCTGGTGTTACGTCACATTCGGTGTCGAATCCCTTTACAGTAACTTAACAGACCGAAGGTGCCTCGTGCACTTCCGGCTCCGAATCCAGTTACCGGTAAATATTCGGCGATTCCTATGAACACCTACGGTGTAATCATACGCAAAGGCATGAACTTCGCCGCGAATCAGGCGCCTGTTGTCAGCATTGCACGTCTCTCATGGGACGTTCCTGCTGGTGCAGACGCTTATTCTCCGGCTGAAATTCGCGCTATGGCGTCATTACTCTGCGGAATTCTGTCTCAACAGTCTTCCGGCGTAGGTGATACCCTGACAAGCGGTATCATGTAATGAGAGCCTTTTTAATCGCCTATTCATTGACGATCATCTTGGCCATGGTGTTTATTTTGCTTTCATTGAAAGCTTAATCTTCACCTTCATTTCATCGTTCATAAATTGGAGTCGTTATGAGCATTCGCTCTGATGTTCTTTACAAATGCCTTCTAGATGATTTAACATCTTCCGGATGCGAGAGAATCTCTCATATTTCTGAAGATGTGCGCGTTAAGGATGCGGCCGCTTTTAGTATTCGTAACTCACTGCTGAAGAAATTCGGCAGTATCGTTAATGATACTACTAATGGCCGCGCTCTCGACATATTCACTAAGGTTAATACCTCTTGTGAGAACTGGCGTCCTGCTGAGTGTAATGATCTGATGTTTACCATTATCGGTGAGGTTAAGTCTAACCTTTACCAATTTTGGAATCCAGAGGGTTTTCCACTTTGTTCGGATGTTTCCGACGCTTTGCGTTTTGCTCGCGTTGGGCCAGGCGCTTCTATTGGTTCAAGCGGTAATGACTTCTATACGAAGTTATTTTCCTCTCGAATCACCAGCACTAGTCGTCTACTTGTTGAAACATACAAGCGCTATATCTCTCAATTCCCAGATTGGGCCAATGCTGAGTTAATCAGATCAGCTGCATATGGGGACATTGATATAGTTGAAGGAAATCGATTGTCATTCGTTCCGAAAAACTGCGACGTTAGTAGGATTATCTGTATTGAACCTAGT